TTGACAGCCAGGTGATGTATTAGACTGACTAGACTCCAATGATGGTAGTCATGACTATGTTGGTCAGCTATTACTGCATTGTGTTGTAAGAATGTTGATTCTGGAACAGCAATTACTAACATTGCGTTATCTCTTGCTAAATCCCACCAATGTCCTAAAGTTTGCAATGGATTGACAGCATATTGTAAAACATTGTGAGCATAAATTACATCAAATTGACTATGTTTTAATTTACTGTCTTCAAAGTTATCTGTTACCGTTGTGATATTGTGATGGGAATATTTTGAGTCAAACGTATCGTCAATATCAATACCAGTACACTTGATGTTTAAAGGAGTCTCGTCATCTGGGTCAATAGTTCTAGTTGCCCACCAATTTAAATCATGTCCGTTACCGTGTCCAATATCGAGAACAGTTCCAACTGACTCCATAAATGAAGTATAGTGACCAAGTTCGTTTAGGATCTGTAGACTACTGTCGTGACTTTCTTGACCTAATAATTGTCTATACACTAACGTCTTCCATTCCTGATGTTCTTAATCTAACTATGTGTCCTAGCATAAAGTTCTTTGATTCAAAACCTTTTAATATGCCAAGCCATTTGTTTCTTAACAGTGCTACATCATTGATCAATGTTTCAAAGTCAATAACTTCGTCTTCTCCATCCACATACTTTTCTGCATCACGTGATGTTAATGCTCGTTGGTAAGCTTCAAGATACTTTTGAAAGTGCTTACGTCTAATCTTACGTAGTTGTATGTTTAGATAATTAAGCACTGCTTCTATTTCTTGTAATTGATTAAAGCGATGTTCAGTAATACCAGGTAAGTCACGAATGTTCTTTTCTACGTTACCGTATACCGAGCATTCCTTCTTAGCTGTCATTAATTCATTTTCATAAAATAACAGCATATCAGGTATTTTTGTAATATCTTTAGTTACATCACTGTACCAAGTCATTAGTAATCCTCTTCTTCTTCGCTATCGTCAAATTCGTCGCCCCAGACATCTAAACCGTCATCTTCTTCAATAACAGTATCATCATAATCTATTAATGCTTCACGAACTTCTTCGTCATCCATTAGTGTAGATTCTCTGATCTCTTTAGGACTAACACACTGGGTATCGACCAGAGTGTGTACTAAATCAATGGCGGCTTCTTTGTGATTGCTTTCATTGATATGTGTTTTTAACGTTTCAAAAATTTCTGCAACTGCGTTTAGCATGTTTTTATTCCTTTGTTTCTTCTACTGGTTCTACTGCCTCCGGTGCTTGCATTTCTGTAGCTACATCCATGCTTGCCTCAATATCTTCGATATTTACCTCATTGTTCTGATTTTTTAAGTGTTCCATTACTTTATCTAAACAACCATCAGTATTTGATTCCCATGCTTTACGGAACTGTTTAATTTCATTAGCACTATCTGGCTCACCAAAGCGTAGTCTATTACCGTCTTTCTTAAGTATGCCTTGTTTCTCTGCTAGATCAACTAGTCCGCTGTACGGGTTCATGCCTGTTTCATATGGTATTTTAACTTGCACGCCTTCAAAAGGTTTAGCGTAACGTGTTTTCATAATCTTACAACCAGCTCTAATACCTTTAACTTCTGATATCTTGTTGCCATCTTCGTCTTCTTTCAGTTTCATTTTCTTCATTGCTACTACAATACTTGAAGCGTAAATAAAACCTTGTCCACCTGATATCTTATCATCTGGATCAAACATGTCTTGTGATGCGTATGTATGATTAGTACACACCATACCTACATTAGCACTACCAAACATATTAACTGTATTACGCACTAGTGATGTTAATGCTTTAGGTTTCCTACCCATATCACCTTTCATGTCACCTTTTTCAAACTGAGCAACATCTGTTGGTGTTAACAACATACCCAATGAATCAATAACAAATAATACTTTAGGTCTTTCTTCTTCATTCATAGCACGATACTCAGCCATAAAGTCATTGATAGTTTTAGCTACGTCATCAATCATAGCCATATTGAGTTTGAGCAGTTTCTCTGGTCCAGTGTCAACTTTTAATGCTTGTAGCCAAGCTTCATCAAGTGCGTTCTCTGAATCAATCAGTACTACAAAGATACCTTGTTCTTGTGCTTCTTTAACAATGTTACCTGAACAAATATAACTTTTACCTGCACCTGATTCGCCAGCAAACACTGTTACTTTGCCTAACGGAATACCTTTGTTAAAGTCACCACTAATTAAATAATTTAGGGCATAGTTACCTGTCGATACCCAATCTGTTGGATCGTTAAATCCAATTGATAGTCCAGAAATTGATTTACTAATACTCTTTCTAAACTTACTTACGTCAAATGGTTTTGCCATAATCTCTTCCTTGTTCTTCTTGTGTGTTTAAAAGTAATTTTACAGTCATCAAATAAATTGTGCAACGATTAAATTGCCAAATTAAAAAGTGTGAGCGATAGTATTATATCGCCCACTACTAATTAGTTACGATGTTTTCTGTCTTGAACGGATCATGTTCAAAATATCTTCTGCTTTAGATCCACCCTCAGCCGCTGGTGCTGGTGTTTCTGTTGGCGCCGCTTCAGCTACTGGAGCAGGTGTTACTTCTGCTGTTGGAGCCGGAGTTGCTGGTGCAGTTTCTGCTACAGGAGCCGCTGGAGCCACTTGTTCAAATGTGTCTGCCGCTGGCGTTGTAGTTGCACTTGGTGTAGAAGTTGTTGGTTGTGATCCTTTTGGAGCCATCATACCTGATGGTCTGTAGTACGCACCCCATCTTTCAGCATCATATGGTTGCCCATCTACTGATGCTTCAAACATTTCTTTCATTACTTTTAATTCTTGTTCACTAGGTTTCTTAGGAAGAAAATCTCCTAGTGTAAATAAGCCATGTTCATTAACTGCGGCCTGTTCTGCTTCTGTTAGTGCAGACTCTTTTCTTGCCCAGTTTGATGTTGTGTAATCAGCATAGCCACCTTTTTGTGTTTTAGTAACACGGAAATCTAAACCAGCATTATAGTCTGTTGGTAATTCTTCCATGTCTGGATCCATCAAACTTGACTTAATAATAGTAAAGATTTGAGGACTCATAATAAAACGTCTAATTGGATTAGCTGGTGTAGTATCATCACCTATAGGATTTTGTCTAACAAACCCTTGAAAGATGTATGACTTTTTCTTCCAATACTTACGACCCATTTCTTCTAGTGATGAATCTTTAAACCATGTTCTAACTTCTGCTAGAATTGGGCATGATTCACCCCACATTTCAATACACGGAACTTGAACTAATACGTTCTTGTTATCCATTTCGCCTTTAACGCCGTTAAATGGTAAACGAATCATGTTTCGTTCTTGCCAAAAGAATGTGTTGTTTGGATCTGCGTCTGGAAGGAATCTAATTGCCGCTGATTCGCCTTCTTTGATATTCCAGTGTGCGTAAATTGCGTTATCGCCACCTGAACGTTGATTGTTACTGTTGTTGTTTTCAGAAGCTTGTAATTTTGCTCTGATATCTGCTAAACTTGCCATAATGTATTTCTCCTTTATGTGCCATAATAATTTGCCTTAATGTGTGCCTAATAAAACACTACCTTAATAGTGTAATATAATTTATTTATCCCGTCAACGGTTATATTGGTATATTTTACCAAATGGTCGTAAAAAAAGCACATAAACTAAATTATGTGCTTCTTTTGAGGGTTTGTCAATACTGTTACTTTCTATAGTTTACCAAATCTACTATACGTCCAACTTGACTTTCTTCTACTTTATATACTTTACCATCTACTTCAAACTCATCTTTGCCATCACGTTTAGCGTTAGCAAGGGCTAGTGTAAACTCGTTACCTTCTTCTACATCATCTTCGTTTACTGCATCTGGTTCAACGTTTGAAATAGCAGTTTTTAATAGTTTACCTGTTTCAGTTCTAAACTCAACTGCTTCATCTGTTACTGTTTCAACAGTGCCTTTAGTACCTTTACCTGTAACAATTTGATCACCTACTGATGGTGCATACTGTTCTGTTACTTCTACACTTTCGTTAGCTTGTTTAAGAGCATCATCAACTTCAGGATGGTTAGTTAATCCAGGGTGTATAGCATCAATAGCATCTGTTGCGTCTGTCATATCACCTTTCATGTGCATTGCTATTCTAATAGCTTTTTGGATTTCTTCTTGTGTAAATTTTTCTTCTGCTTCTGCGGCTATGTCGCCTGCAAATGTTTTCATTTTACCAATGTATGCTGGATACTTTGGATCCTGTCTTAGTCCAGGTGTTTTAACTTCAGACCAATCAGACTTTTTAGTTTGGTATTTTTCTTCAAACTCTTTGTCTGACAATTCTTTCATATCCATAGCTAGGTCTTTCATTTTACCTTCGTCAACATATTTGCCTTCACCTTCACAGTCTGGACAATCATGTTTTTTATGTTCTTCATCGCGATAATCACCTGCACCTCGACAAGTTGGACATTCATATTCTTTGGCTTCCATTGGAACGTCAACATCTCTATCAGCCCATTCTTCCTCAGCATCATCTTGACATTCATCTCTATATTGCTCGTTTGAACACTTAGTTACATGTACTGTGTTTTGTTCGTTGTCTACCTTAGCAGTATACGTGATATCTGTTGGAAAACCACCTGGTCCAGGAACAGTAACTTTACCTTCAAATTCTTCTGGATCAAATCCTTCTTGCACTGTTGACTCTGCCCATTGTTCAAATTCATTAACTTCTTTCATTGACTTACCCTCTAATTCTAATTTAGTCAACACCGGTAATGCCGACTCTACTCTAGTATCTAATAATTTTTCTGTAAATAATTCACGAACTTTATCCATTGTTTCTTGTTCTGGAAGTTCAGTGCGTTGATCAAATGCTTCAAGTGCTTTATGATAACCACGTTTGCCAATCATTGATTTAACTTTGCGTTTAATAGCACCAAAGTGTTTAAGTCCTCTTTCTGCTAATCCAGCAGTTTCAGTATTTTGCCAGTCATGCCCACGAGCATATCTAGTAAATGCACCTAGTGTATTAATATCGCTAACTAACTCACATATATAAGTACCAAAACTATCGTACGGATTACCACCTTCACTAACGTGTCTTGCCATAGCACGACCTGCATATAGTTTAGTAAATGGTAATTTAAAACGTTCGCCCTCTGATGTTTCAACATATAGTGATGCTACATTTCTGTAACGTTGATCACCTGCTTCTTCGTCAATTGGTTTTGAATGTACTATTTTGAGTTTTGCTTCTTTTGTTTGTTTAGTGTATGATGTTTTTTTGAAACCGTAGTATTTAGATTCGTTAATTTCTCTATTCTCAGATACTTGTGCCATTGTCTGCATTGAATATTTAAGTTTATTCATATGCTTTAAACTAAACTCTAACATGTTACGTTTAGAAAAGTGTCTCAATTGATATAAAAAATCATACCATTCTTTCTTATGATCAGAATCCATACCTTTACCAAGCACGTCACCGTAATAAACTTCTAACTCTCCTTCAGGATTAACTGTTACTACTACTGTACCGTAACTGTTATCACCAACTTTATAGTTAAACGAAAATAGATCAGCGTTCTTTGGTTCAGTTGTTTCTTTACCTTTTGCGTCACGGGTTGTTAAATCAAACCCTTTAGCTACTAGTAAATCAAATAATTTTTGTCTTGTGGTGTCTAATGATATCATAAGTGTATTTATCTAAGCTGTCAATTAAATCATAATGAACGGAAGTGGTTCTACAACGTCATCATCGTGATCTCTTAGTTTATCACCTATGTCTTTATGATATTCTTGAAGTTGTTGCATCATACGTACTGCTAATATTGTTGCCATTACTAGATCATCATGCTCACCGGGTTTGGCCGCATAGCTTGTTCCATGTGCTACAAAGTTTTTAAGTTCGCTGACCAATGGTCTCGACTTAATTTTAAATTTACCTGACTCTACTAAATTTTTAAATTTAGCACAACTAGCAATCTTGCTTTTGTTTGTTGTATTAAATCCTTTACGGAAACGTCTGCCTTTGCCTATTGCTTTTGTTTCACTTAAAAATGTTCCAGGTATTGATTGTTCTCCGTACTCATCTAAACTAATCAATGCCGCTTCACCAATAGTATTATTTTCAACTGAGTAGTAAATTGAATTTCTATCTTCTATTTGTTCATTCAGGTGTTTGATAATTTCACTAAACACTCTTACTTGTTCGGGTATAGTAGTTTTGTTATGTTTCCATTCTGCTATCTGTGTTGTAGTATTAGCATTAACAACCTGCATAGCCGCAAAGTCTCCTCCTGTTCCTAAACTTGGATCCCAGGAAACTACGTAGATGTCACCTTTCCTTGGTTTCTCATACCAACGCACTTGTCCCATTTGCTGAATTGGTTCTATTCCTGCTAGGTCAATTAGCTTGGTAGGTGCAATAAGTGTTTCGTCATTGATAATAAATTCACAATCCATCTCACGCCTAAATCGTTCATCTCCCAATGTGCCTCTTTCTCGTTTCGCCCATTCTTCATCTCTGTCTGGATGCTCGTTCCAATATGACCTATATGCTTTAAATCCATTAATGCCTAATTTTGTTTCGTTACCGTGCTCATCCTCGCACTTGTTTGCTTGTTTCCATAATAGTGCAAATTGATCTTCATCTGAGTTTGGTGTTGATGTAATAATTGCTTTACCACCAGTAGTAAGTGTAGGTGATATTGAAGTCCAAAACTCTCGAGCAATAGTAGGTCTAACAAACGCAAACTCATCACAGTATAACATTGATATTGACATACCTCGTCCAGTGTTTTCAGTTGTTGTTTGTGCTACTATACGACTGCCGTTGTCAAACTCTATTGATCCTTTATTGTAACTAACAGCACCTGCTCTGATATGATCTGGACATGACTCATAAGCATATCTAACACGTTGCATAATTTCTTGTGCACCTGCATATTTGTGTGCGGCCACTAACACTGTTGCATCTGAATTGAACATAGCATACCATAACAAATAGCCTGCGGCTGATGTTGATTTGCCTGTCTGTCTAGGCATCATTGATATTGAAAATCTATTTTCGTGATATGCTTCTATTAGACGTTCTTGATATTCATATGGAGTATACTTCATGCTACCATGTACAGGATGCTGTATGGTAAAGAAGTTGCTCATAAAATACATTGGACCCATTACGGGATCAGCACACTTTTTAAATTCTTGAAGTTCTTTTTTTGTGAACTGTTGCTTCTTGTGTGCTTTTTTAATTAAAACGCCGTCTAG